AATTGATACCCCCTTGCCGAAGTTCCTAACGTGTTGCTCCCGCCCCCAGCAATACATACACTTGTAGCCATTTCAATATCGTAGAGGTACACTCCCGGAACAGTTGATCGCGTTTTCGTGAACAGGACATCGTTGGACGAGAGAAGTGCCAGACCTTGAATACGACTATCTACAGATGCAACTGTACGTTCAAACAATGTGCTTTGGCCAGATGTGAAGTCGTAGTAGTAGAGGTTTCCAGTATAGTAATCCACTGTGAACACGCGTGTCTCATCTTGGGTCAAAGCCACACTTGCAAACTGTGAGGTCCCTCCAACCGGCTGTTGGTACACGAGGTTAACAAGACCAAGACCGTAATTGTTGACTGTTGAAATAGCATTTCCGTCGGCGGTGATAAAGTACATTGTATTCTGAGAATTTACTACAATTCCCCCTGTGTTCGTGGCGTGGACGTAGATATTACTTTCTAAGCTCATCGCCCCAGTACGATTGTACTGAGAAAGCTTGAGGCGTAGGAGTTTACCGTCGGAAGGAGATCCGAGAAACAGATACTTTCCCGCAGGGTCGGTTGTTAATGAGGTTATAGGTCCGTTCAGTGTTCCAGTATACCCTGTAACCTCAACTTGACGAATAGTGTTCGTGCCTTCGTTGAAGTTGTAGAGGTTTCCGTTCGATGTACCGAAAAAGAAATTGTTCCAGTACGACCTAAGACCGAATAAGGAGGGAGCGATACACATCGCTGAAATCTGATCTCCGTTTATTCTGGATGCAATATTCGATGAGTATGCTATGGTTGCACCACTCATTAATTATACTGAACGCGGATTATTCCTACCCGATGTACGACCGGACGATGAAAAGAGATATGGCATCGTGAATGACTGCACCCCAGTAGGCTTCGTACCACGATGTCTGAAACCCCATGATCATAACGACGATCACAATCATCGACCGGAGGAACGTATTGATCAGAACATTCGACGTCGGAAACAGGAACACGTCTACCATTTTCCGTAATAGAAGAGAAAAAAATATCTTATACCCCAACGCACGCGGTGGAGGGAAACCCGCCGTGCCGCTGTCCGCGAGAAAAAAATAATGTCAGTAAGGAGCATAAACAACAATGGGAGGTGGACTTATGCAGCTCGTCTCGTACGGTGCCCAGGACATCTATATCTCCGGCAACCCCCAGATTACGTTCTGGAAGGTGCTGTACAAGCGTCACACCAACTTCGCCATGGAGGCGATTGAGGTGACGTTCAACGGCCAGGCCGACTTCGGCCGCCGTGTCACGGCTGTCATCAGCCGTAACGCCGATCTGATGTACCGCACGTACATCCAGGTGACGCTGCCCCAGATCTACCTGCTGGTGCCCAACACTCGCTTCCGCTGGCTGAACTACGTCGGCCACCGCCTGATCAAGCAGGTCGAGATCGAGATCGGCGGCTCCCGCATTGACCGCCAGTACGGCGACTGGATGCAGATCTGGACGCAGCTGACCCAGCCCCTGGGCACCCAGGTGTCGTTCGACGACATGGTGGGCAACTCCGCCGACCTCGTGCTGCTGAAGGACGCCGCCGGTGTCGCCCTGGACGCCACCTGTGCCGCCTCGGAGGCCACCAACTCGTGCTTGTCCCGTGCCGGCACGCCGCTGAAGACGCTGTACATCCCCCTGCAGTTCTGGTACTGCCGCAACCCCGGCCTGGCCATCCCGCTGATCGCCCTCCAGTACCACGAGGTCCGCATCAACGTCGAGTTCGAGCAGAACTACAACTGCTGCTACGCCGATGTTGCCCAGCAGGACGCCTACGGCACCCTGCCGACGTACCCGTCCACGATCAACCTGGGCAACGGTGTCACGGCCGTCTCCCAGCTCCAGCTGGTTGCCGCGTCGCTGTACATCGACTACGTCTACCTCGACACGGAGGAGCGTCGCCGCTTCGCCCAGCAGTCGCACGAGTACCTGATTGACCAGCTCCAGTTCACGGGCGACGAGACGGTCACGGCCTCCTCGAACAAGATCCAGATGAACTTCAACCACCCCGTCAAGGAGCTGGTGTGGATTGTCCAGCGTGACTCGTTCGTTGACTGCAACGCCCCCCCTACGCCGTGGATTCAGGAGGCCCTGGGCCAGCAGCCGTTCAACTACTCGGATGACTGGTCGACGGAGGGCATCGTGACGGCCGTGCTGGGCCGCGGCTCGCTCGCCACGAACGGCTCCGAAAATTCGCCTGTCCCCACGTGGAATCTCTCGTCGGGTGCGGGTGCTCCTTCCGGTGCGTTCGGCGGCACTGCAGCGGCCCCCTACCTGCCGGGTGTCGGTGCTGCGTCGGGTGCGGGTCTGTCGACGGGCTCGCAGATCTACGGCTCGGATGGCACGATCCAGGCGGACAACTTCTTCGAGGGCACCACGAACTACCTGCTCGCGAAGGTCATCCTCGCCTCGAACGTCAAGTGCGAGGGCAAGAACCCCGTGGAGGTCGCCAAGGTGCAGCTCAACGGCCAGGACCGCTTTGACGAGCGTGAGGGCCGCTACTTCGACAAGGTGCAGCCGTGGCAGCACCACACCCGCACGCCGTCGGTGGGCATCAACGTGTACTCCTTCGCCCTCAAGCCGGAGGAGCACCAGCCCAGCGGCACGTGCAACTTCTCGCGTATCGACAAGGCCACGCTCAACCTCACGCTGTCCGTCAACACGGTCCAGCAGCAGCGTACGGCGAAGGTCCGCATCTACGCCGTCAACTACAACGTGCTCCGCGTCATGTCCGGCATGGGCGGCCTCGCGTACTCCAACTAAACAGTTACACGGTGGTGGTACTGTTTGGTGGTGTGTGGTGGTGATATAAATAAATAACGAGTCCCGGGAACGGGGTTCAATACGGTTTGTATACGCAAACTATATTGAGATATTACTATAAATGCAGAGAACCATATTTGTAACTGTATCTGATGATAGATGTGGTCGTAAAGGAGGTATGTATGGTAAAACGCAGGATAAGGTGTTCGAGTTTTTATCAGTAGATAATCCTTCTTTCGGAATAACAGACTACCTCTTCTTGAAGTTTGAAGATATTCTAAAAACAGATTTTTATACCAAGAACAAGCTCACTCTGGATATTGCAGACCCCAATATAAACGGCAGGTGCTACAAACCATACGCAATACTCGAAGGACTCACGAAAATAAACGATGGAGACTTTTTGATATACAATGACGTTTCTCCAGAATTATGGAAGTTTATTGACACAAATAAACAGATTGCCGAGAATTACAGGTTAGATATTATAAAAGAACTTTGTGTCCATAACGGTGGGATATTGACTGCCGCGGTTGAGTCTATTATTGGAACCTCCCTAGAAAACTACCACCGCCACGAATTTTATACATTAGATAGGTGTATCAAACGAATGGGTCTAGAAGAGTATACCAGTAGCATACAGCACGCAAGTGGTATGGTTGTTCTTCAGAAATCTGAAAAAACTCTTCGTTTTGTAGAGGAGTGGTTGCGATACAATCTAATTGATGAATGTGCAAGTCTGGGAACGGTCCCCGATGACCCTGCAGTTAAGATTGTAGCAGATTTTTGGGGTGCTGAGTGTGATCGTAAACTAGGACACCGACATGATCAATCGATCTCAGGACTTCTCATTAACAAAATGAATAACAAGCTTGTAATCGCACCTGCCAGCATTTATCCAATGTATAACTTTCTGTCATACTGTATTGTTGGAGGCCCATACCATTTCATAGACAGCAATCAACCTAAAACAAACCGGATACTGAAACTAGCACTTAACCATGAAAAGAACATATGGGAAGTAGAAACATTTGATAGGCATGCCACATGATGGCGATATATCTAATTTACACGATTGCATCCATTATGAGTAAATGAAAACAGCAGTCTTAATTTACGGAGAGATACGTGGGTGTGCCTCTGTATGGAAACAGTTATATAACAATATAGTAGTTCCAAACAATGCTGATGTTTTCATACACGGGTATATATACCCCCCCGACTACCTTGACACTCTTACTGGAGAAGATAAACAAGTTGCACTTGATTACTGTAAGAACAGGGGGATCAATATACAACCACCACAAGAGCTTTTTGATATTTTTAAACCAGTAGCTAGCATGTTTGAATACCAGATATCGCACGAAGATGAGAACATGGAAACGGTTGTGTCTATTCTACAACGTGAAAACTATACATTGGAGGGTGGAAATCCTAAGGGGTATTCCATTGCCAGGAGTCAAGCATACACTCGGAAGCGTGTGATAGAACTCAAACAGAAATATGAAGAAGAGCACGGGTTTAAATATGATAACGCCATACAGACTCGTCTGGATTTTGACCTTCGTGCTCCTATGAAATTTCCAGAAAAGCTGAACGTTATGATATGCAGGTTGTGGGACTATTATAAAGTATGTGATCAGTTGTTAGTGGGTTCTAATGAATTTATTGATGTTATTGCAGGATTCTATGATGCTGCTCCGCTATTATATGTGAAACACTGTAAACGAGAGATGCACTTTCACAATACTGAATTTTTCTTAGGTACATATATTCGCTCTCACAACATACCTATTCAGTATTACGATTGGCCTTCTAACTGGGGACCCGGAATGAATGGACTTTACAGATTTGACAAGGGGTTCGTAATGCCAGGTGAAACATGTTCTCCTATTCAACGCTGAAGACGGTTTACGACAAGAATCACACAGTATAATAATGAAAGTTGTTATACTATGTGGCGGGTCTGGAACCCGCCTCGAAGACTATTCACTGCCAAAGCCTTTGAACATGATCTACGGTAAGCCATCTATTTCGTTCGCTCTTTCATCAATCCCGGTGGACACCCTTCATTTTATTGTTGCTCCCCACCTTCGCAAGTACAATTTTGAAGAGGTTGTAATCAACGAGTTCAAGACGAAGACGTGCACCTTCAGTTATCTTCCGTATTTCACTCGTGGTCCTATTGAATCGGCCTTCCTTGGAACCCGGGACTTTCCCGATTCAGACGAAAATATCGTTTTTCTTGATAACGATGTTCTTTACAGTTTTCCAGTTGGACTATTCGATCGTAAGTATCATGCATTCCTAGGGTACGCACGCGATACGTCTACATCAGAAGCATTTAGTTTTTTGACAATTGATAAGGAATCCCGGGTAACGTGTTTTAAGGAAAAACAGCGGATCTCTGATTTATTCTGTTGCGGAGTCTACGGATTCAAATCGATGGAACAGTTTCGAACGATTGCTGAGAACATTCTGTCTAGAACTGGAGAGAAGGAACTGTATATGTCGATAGCGTTTCAGTCTATGTTACAGTCTGGTGACCCTATTTATGGCGTTGAGTTTCCAGGTGAGATTCGTCATATCGGGTCATTGAAAGAACTGCGTGATACTTGGACCTATATTCCGAAGCCACACATGCGGGTATGTTTTGATCTTGACAATACATTGGTAACATACCCTCGTATTTCTGGAGACTATACGAGTGTTCTTCCTGTACAGCCAATGATTGACCTTGCAAGGAAAATGAAGTCAGAGGGGCATACCATAATTATACACACTGCTCGACGTATGAAGACCCACGCATATAATGTTGGAGCAGTGTACCGAGATATAGGACGAATTACGTTTGATACACTAGACAAGTTTAACATACCCTATGATGAACTGATTTTTGGAAAGCCATATGCCGACATCTATATCGACGACCGAGCTGTAAATCCGTACATGCAGGATATCTCCAGCATGGGGTATATAGGTCCGGTCACTCCTAATCCACCTATGAATTCTCTATCGCCAAACAAACACAATACACTTACCGTAGAAGGTTCGCTTGTTACAAAACGAGGGTTGCATGAATTTTTGCGTGGAGAAGCATTCTATTATCAGTCTATTCCCAAGTCTTCGAGTATATCTTCATACTTTCCGGGGTTTGTCAGTTATGAAGAGGGGTGTCTACGGATAGATCATATTACAGGTGTTCCAGTCTATACGCTGTACAAGTCAGGACTGCTTTCAACAGAAAGGGTCGATAAGATATTTGACTTTATGGATCTCCTGCACAACCGGGGAGGAACCACAAACATCACACGCGATCATGTGTATAGAAACTATGTAGTCAAACTGAAGAAACGGTTTGAACGCACAGAGGATTACCCGTTCGAAGACGCGGCAGATGTTCAATCGGCATGTCTAGAAAAACTGGAAAGGTACCTTTCTGCTGACAGTCAGATTGTTTCGTTTATACACGGAGATCTCTGGTTCAGCAATATGATTGAAGAGTTCTCAACTGGGATGATAAAAGTTATTGATATGAAGGGAGTTGTTGATGGCGTTTTGACAACGGGGGGTGATAGACTCTACGACTATGGAAAACTCTATCAGTCCTTTTTGGGATATGACAGCGTGCTGAATGGAGATAACCTCCCAAGAAATCACAAGGAACTGTTAGATCATTTCATGCAGCATCTTCATAAGAGACATATATCAAATGAAGATCTCCGATCGGTGACTTTTGCACTCGTTGTTGGAACTCTACCGTTCATAGAGAGTCCAGATGCAAAACAGGGAGTGTGGAAATGGATTAAAGATACCTTCATGTAACTACACAATGAAAGTTGCAGTCTGTATATCTGGTCAACCTAGGTGTGCTCTTGAAACGTTTCCATACATTAAGAAGTTCATCATTGAACCCAACGACACGGATGTGTTTATCCATATGCATTTCGATAAGAATGCTCTATACATGGAAAAATCACACGCAGACAGTGGTCACTGTGCTCTTGAACCAGATATAGACGTGCGTGTTCTTCAAGCATATAATCCGGTTCGATATTTGGTTGAACCTCCTCGCAATTTTTCTCGCCCGCTTCTTAACATCTCCGATAAACGCCTAAACAACTTTATAGAGATGAACAAGCACAAGGACTGGAGCAGACAGCAACATAAGGAACACATGATCAAGCAAATGACAAGTATGTACTACTCAATCTATAAATGCAACGAACTCAAGGAAGTCTATGGAAATGAGAACAGGGTTGTTTACGATTATGTGATTCGTCTCCGCTTTGATTCTCTACCGCGTGCACCCCTTGTATGCTCACAGTATGATCCAAACTTCATCTATTATCAGGAAATTGGGCAGGGGGATAATCTTATTTCAGACTGGATCAACTTTGGTAGTAATGCCATCATGAACGTCTATGCGTCTCTCTACTTAATGATGGAGTACCTAAATACGTTTCAGTTTTACAGACAATCAGAACGACTTCCAAATACAGTTGAGCCATCAACTACGTGTGGAGGCCTTGCAGAATTTATGCTTCGAGATTTGATGTCTTTGTATAAGATCCCTAAGCGAGCGATTAATATTGGTCTCAACCTTGCATGAATTTAGCTATCTTATTGTTTTCATCGATGTTTGTAATCGTATACCCCTGTTGTAGAAGGAAATCGACCGGATCTGGTACAACAGTCGCAATGCCCATAGATGTTTTCATTTCTTCGTTTACGCGTTTATCCGTGTACTCAAAGAAAATAATGGGTTTAAATTTTTGTATAGTTTCAGAAGCACCGATCAATACAAGTGATTCTGCTCCTTCAACGTCGATCTTGATGTAATCGCACTGCGGAAGTTTCAGGGAATCAATCGTAATCATGGTCGTTGGTTCGCCGTTTTTTCCAAGCTGTAATCCTCCGTAGTTTAGTTTCTTACTGGTATTATAGTCTATATCACAGTCATACCCGTCATATAACATTTTTGACATTGTACACCTACGGCACTCATGACCTACTGCATTGTTGTAGAGTCGGACATTTGGCAGTCCATTCGTTTGAATATTCTTTTCCAGAATTGCGAAAAGAACAGACTGGGGTTCAAAAGTATAGACAAGAGAGTCTGGAATATATTTTGCATACAACAGTGTGTGCGATCCAATATGTCCACCTACATCAAGAACCACCTTTTTCCCAGGACTCGATGTGATGTGTGGAAGAACAGACTTCAGGATAATTTCCTCTTCAAACACCAGGCCACGTGCGAGACTCTTGACGAATGCTTCATCATTTGGCAGTGCATACATGATACCATGGCTGGTTTGGAACGCTTTCATTATTATTTAGATATATCACATGACGGTAAATACAAATGAAAGTTGTTTGCGTAACACCAGCAGGGCGTCGGGCAACGCTATCTATTTTGAAGACGTATATGGATAAGCTCTATACGTTAGGTATTATCAACGAATGGCATCTTTGGTTCAATGTGAAGAATGATGATGACCGCGAGTACGTTCTCTCGCTGGAGAACGACTATACAAAGATCATTCGCCTGTTTGACAAGGAGGAGCCGGGGTTTGGTACAGCTTCCGTCATAAGTCGTTTTTTCAGCTATTGCAATGATCCTTATACTGTTTACGTACGGCTGGATGACGATATCGTGTATATCGATATTGATGGCTTCAAGCGGTTTATTCAGTTTCGAATTGCAGATACAACCCACTTCATGGTTTACCCGCTCATCATAAACAACATCTTTACGTCAGCATTCCTTCAGAAGAACGGTGTACTTCGGTATCCGCAATCCTCTGATCTTCTTGAACGGTGGAAGAATATTCTGTCCCAAATCAATGTTGAAGACATTCGGTCTCGTGATGTATCGACCATTCGTATGCACCATTACTTCCCCGGTTCCTCTTTTCTTGACCCTCTATACTGGGGCGATACTCAATTCTGTGAATTTCTTCATCGGAGTTTCATCGAGAACATAAAATCTCAAACCATATCTAGCATGCACATACCAAACACTGAACTCTCAAACTTTGAATGCATATCAATCCAAGCTATTTCATGGAGGGGTGAAGACATGACTGGTATTCCAAACCTAGATGAAGAAGGTTGGATTGGATTCTTTTACCCTCTGCTGAATAAGAAACCGAATATTCTATATGGAAGCTGCACTGTAGCACACTATAGTTACTACAACCAACTTCCTCATCTGAATACTACGGATATTCTAGCACAGTATAAATCAATTACATGATATACATTCATAAGTATAAATGTCATACCCAGAACTTGACATATTTAAATCATTCCGACAGGTAATCGTGTGGGGATTTCCTCTCCACACACATACTCATTCGTATATTCATGGTGCGTGGGTGAAGGTCTTTAAGAGCCTTGGTTTGACCGTTCATTGGTTTCATGATAAGGAGTATCCTACACGGTTTGATTACACGAACACGTGTTTCATTACAGAAGGGTGGGCAGATGACAATATTCCCATCAATGATTCATCGACCTATTTTGTTCATATCGCCAAGGATCCTGGTCGGTACCTCTCCAAGGGTGCACGCCTAATTGAGATACGCTACAACGTCAAGGAGATTCACGATTTTAACTATGACTACGTTCTTCCATCGGAACCGGTCTATCTAAGCCGGGATACCCTTTACGAAGTGGTTCCCGATGATTCGGCTGTTGCCAGCAAGCGAGGTCGATCGGTCAATAGTACTCCCTATGAGGTTGTGTATATGTACTGGGCAACAGACCTTCTTCCCAACGAATTCAAAATGACTGACGCGACTCTTGTGCGGAACCCCGCTATGGGCTACATCGGCACGGTATCGCACGACCACCCATTTAACGCTTTCAAGGAGGTTGCGGAGCGTAGTGGAATCAAGGTCTACCACATTAACCCGTGGTCTCAGCCGATTTCATTTGAAGACAATATTCGGATTATGAAGGAGTCATACTGTGCCCCCGACTTTCGTAGCCACGGAGATGCGGCTCAGGTTCAAAAGCACGGTCGGATGAACGGAACAAATCATCTGGATATAGGTTACATCCCGTGCCGCGTGTTCAAGGCGATCAGTTACGGTCAGACAGGAATTACAAATTCCCCGCGTGTCAAAGAACTTCTAGGCGAGTACGTTGAGTATACGTCAGACCCTGCCGAGGTTATACCAATCGTTCGACGCCGGGAGAAGGACGTTGCGTGGCGTCAGGAGTGTATGAAGTATGTTGCAGAGAACCACACCTTTCTTCAGAGGGCTCGTGATCTTGCTCGTGCACTCAAGATGAAGTCATCGAACGTAACATGTGTGACCGCCCTGTATGATATTGGACGAGAAGCAGTGGATGGACGGTCTATTCCAGAGTACTCTCGCTATCTTTCTTTAACTCTTCGTACGGTGCGAGACCCATTTGTCCTTTATCTCGATAAGTCTCTTAACCTCAAGAAGAAGGTTCTCGAGGCACGTTCGCCTGTTGGACCTATACAGATTTATGAGACATCGCTATCGGATGTACCCATGTGGCAGTACCGCGATCAAATAAAAACTATCCAGGGCACTCCTCGCACGGTGAAGTATCCAAAGGATATTTCCAATATTCTTCCCGAGTACTGCGTGATACAGTATAGCAAGTTTGGATGGCTTGAGAATGCTGTGACTAAAAACGTGTTTGTTTCGCCTATGTTCGCATGGATTGACGCTGGACTTTCGCGATTTTACGACACGCAAAAGGTATATTCTTTCAGAAAGCCGGTGGTTGATAAGTTTTTTATCCAAGCAGATTCCACAAAACGTTTAATCCCAGATCTTACACCCGATAACTATATCGGAACATCCGAACGGATCCTAGCAGGTGGTATGTGGGTCACGAGCCCCGATGCCTTGAAGAAGGTTAACATTGAAGTCATGCGTATTTGGAAGGACGAAATGATGGCAAAAACTCGGTTGGATAACGAACAGATTGCACTTGCGTTGGTAAGTCAGTCTGTCCCTTCGATGGAATTTGTGGATACAATCCCAAGCATCCCGTTTAGTATTTTTACTGAGTTCTTCATTTAATTAGGTGTTTCAGATTATCTGGAAGTTCCTTTCCGTAAAAATACTTTACCTGATGAAGAGCCGCTATCCCAACCGTGTCTGTTATACGGTTTGTTAACAAATCCTTGTGTTCTGAAAGGTGGTGTATTCTACCACCATTCACAATGACAAGAAGGGACAAAAAGATGTCAACGTCCACTCCTGGACCAAGGCCAACTTCTTCCCAGTGATCAAGCAGCCAGTTAACTTGATCCTTATTGTCTAGAAGTCGTACCATTGCCTCCTTCTTGTAAACGGATCCCCCGTGGCCAGTATAGTATTTATCTTCGTGTTTGACAACACTAAATGGAATATTGTTCAGAACACTTGATCGGAGCGTATTGATGCAGTTTCCGTTGATGTCTCCTTTGAAGTATTGCATGTATTTTGCAAATACGTGTACATCATCTTCCAGCAGCATAAAATACTCAGTTGAAATCATCGAGAATACCTTACGAAGACGGTCAACAGTTGACTGGTAACCATCGCGTATAGGTAAGCTAAGTCTACAGCTGGTGGTTTCATGTAGATACGTACAGTTAAAGTGTTTTGCCATTTCAGTGTAATCATACCCATTATCACTCAATAAAAGAATAGGTCCAGTTGGGTAGAACGCTCGGAACCTTTTTAGGCTCTCATAGGTTGCATATGGGTTTTTATGGCACTGGAAGTATGCACTTAGGTCTGTCATTCGTATTTAGATAGTAAACTGATTATTATCTAAATGCGAGTTGTTCTAGTTGGTCCGGGTATTATGTCTATCCCCCCTCGCGGATGGGGGGCAGTCGAGAGTCTTGTTTGGGATATTTCCGAGACACTAAAATCCATGGGGGTCGATGTTCATATTGTGAATACTCCGAAACCCGAGGATATCGTTCAGCAGGTGAACGCACTCAATCCCGATATCGTTCACTTGCAGTATGATGAACTCTATCACATCATGGGCCAGATCACCTGCCCAAACAAGATTGCAACGTCACACTACGGATATCTCGAACACCCCAACTTCAAGGATGGGTACTATGAGCGTATTTTTAGGGGATTTGTGGATGGGAAGTTTGTCATCTGTGCACTGTCTGAGGGTATCCGTCAACGCTACCTGGGTGGGGGCTGTAGTCCGAACCGTATATACGTAGCCCCAAACGGAGCCAACGATAAGCTCTTCCGTTACACAGAGACTCCCAAGTATCCGGATCGCTCAATCTACCTGGCAAAGATCGAAGAGCGGAAAAAGCAGTATAAGTACCAGTGGATCGATTCTCTCTACTTTGCGGGAAACATTATATGCCCCAAATTCGCGTCATCAAATCCTCGGTATCTTGGAGAGTGGATAAAGCCGATGCTTTACGATTCTCTGACTGACTATGCGAATCTAGTCCTATTAAGTGACGGAGAAGCCCATCCCCTTGTGACCTGCGAAGCTCTCGTTTGCGGTCTGGGAGTTGTTGTCAGTAGGGTCGCAGCAGCAAATCTTGATGTATCAAAACCGTGGATTACAGTGATTCCTGACGATAAACTAGAGGATCTGGACTACGTTTCCCAGAAGATACGAGAGAACCGAGAAGTGTCGCTATCGTCGCGTGCTGAAATACGGAAGTACGGGATTGAACACTTTTCGTGGGATGTACGTGTCAAGCATATCTACGAACTCTACAAGATCATGTCAAAGAAGGTGTAAAAACTTAAACCACAGGTCGCCCACCGTAGTTTCGTTATGGAGTACAAATAAGTCCGGTTCTTTCATGACGCATGACTGTGTAATGTACTGATCGGATATACCGGATATCTCATGCTTATCATATTTTGTAAGTATGTCATCATAGATACTCCGATAGGATGTCCATGCTGATTTGTTCCCGCTTATGATTGCACATCCTATAAATGCACTGGGGAACACATAAAACTTGAAATGACTCACCTCATTTACCTGCTGTAGGTGGATACGACCATCGTTCGTATTAAACGTCTTCCGCTGTCCGAGAGAGGAGAGACCCGTTTCGGAGAGGCTGTTTCGTACACACCCTGCATCGCACCAAATATACACGTCAGACTCTACCATGTCCATAGCCTTCCGGATAAATTCGCGTTTTTCATACCAAATTGCTCCGAGTTCTGGAGAATGATATCTTTCCCGGTCACGACTATATTGTCTTTCCCAGAACTCCCTACCCCACGCTGAGCTAAACGCGTGGATCTCGTGGAACTGCATGTAAATAATTTTCACATGATCGGTCTTTGTGTGTTTTTGTACTTCATCGATGACATCGGGTGTCGTAAAGAAGACGACGTTTCCCTTGACTCCCCGAAAGAAACGAACAACATGGGGGATATACCACTCATGCGACTGCTTACTTGGAATTTTAAAGTAAGCAGAGACTATGCACGTTGTCATCTTCTGTTTGTTATATCAATTATAGATAATCGTTAAATGCCATACGAACAAAACGCGTGGTTGTCTCTATCAGCGTTCCCAGAGACTTCAAAGAATATATACTTCGCAATCGATTGGCCACATATTTATAAAGGTACGAATCAGGATGTCACGTTAATTGGTCTCCAAGCCGAACCCGATGCTATCCTTCATCATCGCCAGATGTTCATTGACAATCACAAGAACTTCGACGTCATACTTACACACGACGACGAAATCTTGAAAGCGTGTCCCAATGCCCGTTTATATGTCTGGGGAACAACGTGGATACCCCCCTCAGTATATAATTCGATTGATGTATCTAGGAAACAACCGAAAGTGTCATGCCTAACCGGAACAAAGAATCACACCGACGGACACCGGTTCAGATTAGATCTTTATCGGAATCAAAAACGTATACAAGCACCTATCACCTGGTACCGATCGTCTAAAGATAACCCTATCCTTGCATCCATTGGACTGGATAATCCGCTTCGCCGACAGGGTAAAGAAGCCAATCCTATTCTCCGAGGTGGTAAGGAAGCCCTATTTCTTGATTACCAGTACGCTGTAGTCATAGAAAACACCCGTCAAAATAATTACTTTACTGAGAAATTGATGGACTGTCTCATCACAAAAACTATACCCATCTACTACGGTTGTCCCAATATTTCCAACTGGTTCGATACCCGCGGATGGATCATTCTTGACTCTACATCCTGCAACGATTTCAATGCAAAGTGTAGACATCTTCCACCGTATAACATGTTTCTTCCAGTTATCGAAGCAAATTATGAGAGAGCCAAACAGTATACGATTCTCGAGACCAATATTCAGCGGGTCATGAATTTTGGGAACTGAATTGCCGGTGCCCGATGTATGATTGAAGACAGTGTCTGTAGCTTTGTTGCAGCAATACTGGTTTCCGTTTCATCAAACATGCCATCATAATCAATTTCTATTCCTTCGATATCGCTGTACCCCGGAACCTGTCCTGCCAGGAACGGAATGATAGTTTTTACACGGAATTTCTGGAACAGGTACACATCAATCTGAGGGGAACGTACGTTCTTCCACTCGATCATACGATCGTACGAGGAAGAATTGTACAGTGTCCAGTGTGTTGTGAAGCCGTGGGGGAGGTCGTATACGTCGACGTTGCGTGTTGATAATCCCTTGTTGTAGATTACACTTTTGAACGCCCTAGACGTTCCACCTAGAACAACGTCCCATTGATCTCGGCACATTAGAAGCTTGTAGGATACTTCATTCCAGAGTTCCCGTATTGCAAGGGGGTGGCGGTTCCTGGGCTTGCAATCATCTTCCCACACCAATACCATAGGATCACCTCGCTGCTTCGCCTCTTCGATAACTTTCACGTGTGACAGAGCACAACCAACCCACCCAGGAGTTTCCTGAATAGCAGGTACACGTGTAAGCTGAAACGTCCCCCTCCAATCGTTCTGTAGTCTCTCCCACCTGTCAGTCCGATTATCTAGGTTGATAACGTAAGGATTCGCCATTACTATTTACTCCTATATAACAGAACTACTATAAAATGGTTGTTGTAATTCCGTACTTGATGGGCGGGCTCGGCAACTGGCTTTTCCAAGTTGCTGCTGTCACCCTGTGGGGAAAAGATCATTCGGTTATCCTATCGCATAAGCATTCCCAGCGGTCTCCCCATTCGTCTACCGATTACTTTACCACAATTCTCAGAAAATTCGAACAGGGGAATGTCGTAATACCCCTTAACCAAATCAATGAACGTCCAAAGCTGTATCCTTTACCAGAGCCAATTCATATACGCGAAAATACGTTATTTTTTGGTTACTTTCATAGTTGGAAGTATGTCCCTCCAGGGTTTCGTGATATGTTGACGTTTGAGAACCCGGATCTTCTTGAAAAGTATCCTAAACTGTCCGAGAGCTGCTTTCTCCATGTTCGGGGTGGGGATTATGTCGGTCACTGGCTTCACGACATAGGCCTTACAAAACGGTACTACCCTTCCACAATTCAGTTTATGAAGGAGAAGGGGATTACCCGATTCTCGGTCTTTACGAACGATCGAGAGTACTGTGAGAAGCAGGAGTATCTCAAGGATCTAGACTATGAGATTATCGACGAGAACGAACTTGATACCTTATATCTCATGACGCAATGCAAGGCTGGCATCACTGCCAATTCTTCGTTTTCGTGGTGGGGGGCTTATCTGAACCCTAACCGCCCACTCTGCCTCCCTTCCAGGTGGTTCAATGATGTGGAGTTCACGCTCGACGGGTATTTTTTCCCCGGATGTTATATTCACAATGTATAAATAGAATCCATGTCGCGGGGATGCATTATGATCATAAGTTGTTACTCATCCAATAGGGTTCCCCTGCTCACTTGGATAAATGACATACCTCCAACGATAGATTACGTAATACTACGTGGTGACATGAACCTACGGGCTGATTATTCTTATAACAGTGAATCC